CGTCCGAGCAGAACCTGGGCGTGGGCAGCGCGTGGACCGGCCTGGGCTGGGCGTACGTCGGCGCCACCGAGGCCGGGGTCACGGTCACGTTCAACCCGACAACGCAGAACATCATGATCGAGGAGCAGCCGACGCCGGTCGGCGTGGCCGTCAACACCGCCGACCTGCAGATCACCACCTCGCTGACGGAAGAGACCCTGGCCAACGTCAATCTCGCCTACGGCAACTGCGGCACGATCGCGGTCACCCCGGCGGGGGCTGGCCAGCCCGGCAAGTCGGTGCTGACGCTGTCCACCACCTTCAACAACGTGGCCATCGCGGTCGTCGGCAAGAACCTGTACGGGTACGCCCGGGTGGTCTACGTCCCGACCGTCGTCTCCGCCGGCCAGGTGCAGACCGCCTACCGGCGCGCGGCCCAGCAGCGGGTCTACCCACTGACCCTGTCGGCCATCTGCCCGTTCAACCAGATCACGTACACCGACCTGACGGCGGTTGCGACGTCGTAAGGAGCATGCGCGATGGGTGCCAACGTGCGGATGGTGAACACGGACACGGTGTTCACCTACGACGGTGCCAGCCAGCGGATCCAGGCGGGCACCCTGATCGACGTCCCTGCGGGCAGCGCGCTGGAGACGGCGATCGGGGTGGGCAACCTGACCAGCCTGTCCGTCTCTCAGGACACGATCGACGCCGGGGGCGACACGCCCCCGGACGACCCGGATGCGGGAGGAGGCACAACCTGATGTCGGTTCCCAGCCCGGCTTTCCCGTTGACCACCGTCAAGGTCCCCAACACGACCGGCCAGTACGTGTGGGTGGCGCTCACCGGCGGCACGTCGACCTTCATCTACATCTACGACCAGTCGGGGAACCAGACGCAGGTCGGCACCACGACGCCGCAGAACGTCCTGCTGCCGCCGGGGTACTCGATCTCGGTCACCTTCTCGGCCGCGCCGACCTGGGCGTGGACCAACCCGCAGAACGTGGCGGACTACCCGCCCGTCTACTCGCAGCCGAACCTGGTCACCGCGGCGGCCTCGCCGAACACCCTGATCCAGCAGCTGCCCGGCAACGTCTACGCCCCGAGCCGCAGCCTGGCGGGCGGCACCGGCTGCTGGGCGGGCACCGCCTCGGCGGCCGGTCTCTCCGCGGGAGTGAGCAACTGACGTGACCACCCTGTACGCATCGCTGGCAGACCTCCGGAACACCATGGACGGCACCGACTCCGGTACCGGCACCGCGGCGCAGCTGACCGACGCCCAGCTCACGCTGGCGCTGCAGGCCGCGTCCAACCGGGTCAGCATGTACGCGGGCAACGTCTTCGACTCCTCGTCGCCGCAGGCCGTACCGCCGGACATCTTCCATGACCTGACCCTCGACCTGGCTGCGTTCTGGGCGACCGTCACCTACATGAAGAACAAGGCGATCGAGCCGACCAACCCGGTGTTCCTGCGGTACAAGGACGCCCAGGCCATCCTCAACGACGTCCGCGACGGAAAGCTCCGGCTCGACGTCCAGATCCCCGGCAGCGTCGGCGAGGAGACCGGAGTAGTGATCAACAACATCCCGAACATCTTCAACGGCGACGACTCGAACACCACGATCAACCCGATGACGGGCGGCCTGCAGGCCGACGTGCCGTCGGACATGTGGCGCCCGGGGTACGCGGACATCGCCGAGCAGATGGGCGAGGGAAGCGCGTGGTACCAGGGATGACCGGGACGTTCGCCGAGCGGATCGCCGAGCTGCGAGACAGGACCGGCAGCCGGGAGGGCACGATCCGCGCCGTCGTCACCGTCGACCAGATCTACGCGCACTACCAGCACGAGCACCTGGAGTTCCACCACCCTCGCGGCGGCACGGCGAAGTTCCTCGAACGCCCGCTGATGGAGCACTACCGGGACTACCTGTCCGACTACGCGCGCACCGTGCTGGCCGACGGCGGCCAGGAGGCGATGAAGCGATCGGCCGAGCACCTGTCCGACCAGGTCGAGCTGACCTCGCCGCGCGAGTGGGGCGACCTGATGAAGTCCGGCCACCCGCAGGTGCAGCTCGGGCAGCGCACGGTCTACGACCGGCCGCCGAAGGTGCACCGGCTCACCAAGGGCGAGCTTCGGATCAAGAGCCGCGCCATCCTCCGGGCACGGCTGGCGGCAGGCCTCACGGTCTACTTCATGCGCAACGGCAAGGTCATGCGCATCCCCGGCAAGAACGAGCCGCACCCGAAGCGCGGCCGGCTGTGACCGCGCAGACGCAGGTCGTCATGGACTGGATCGCCTCCCTCGGCTGGGACACCCGGCAGGAGGCGGGCTACCCGCTGCTGCCGGGCCCGGAGATCGTGGACGAGCCGGACAAAGCCGTGTTCGTCACCGGCAGCGGCGGCCCGGGCTACACCACCGAGGAGCCGGCCACCGACGCGTGGGCCTTCCAGGCCAGGGTCCGCGGGCCGTCCGACGACCCGCTGGCACCCGAGGACGCGGCACGGCAGCTGGACGCGCTGATCCTCGGCGCGAGCTTCCCGGCCACCGTGGACGGAGTGAAGATCGTGCACGTGCACCGGCTGGCGGGGCGCCCTTCACCGCTTCCCCTCGACCCGGCGGACCGCCGCTTCGAGTACACCTGCAACTACGTGATGATCGCGGGAGTGTGAGACATGGCCACAGGACCACGGTCGTTGGTTCAGCCGATCCCCCTGAACCTGTACCCCAACATGCAGGCGTCCTCCGTCTTCCCGGTGTCGGGCAACGGCTTCGACACCGGGTCGCCGGGCGGCACGTTCACCGCCTGGACCGTGGCGTCCACGCTGGGCATCATGATCCCGAACAACGGCGAGGTCTTCCTCTGGTACGTGAACGGGGCCACGGCCGCCGTCCCCTACCAGGTGCTGATCGGCGACCTGATCGGGAACACCGGCCAGGTCGCCCCGGCCACCACGATCGCGGGGACAATCGCGGCGAGCAGCTCCGGCTGGCTGGGCCCGTGGTCGCCCGCCACGTACAATCAGCAGGCACCCATGAGCGTGACGTACACCGGAGCGACCAACACGCAGGCGCTGACCTCCGCCGCACAGGGCTGCGTCGTGATCGACTTCACCACCCCCACGATCACGTTCGCCGTACGGGCGTACACTCTGACCCCCGTCTCGCCGTAAGGAGCCGCGCATGCCGAAATTCGACGCAGGAGCCGTAGTCGAGCCGCTCGACTACGACTTCACCACGGTCCGCGGCTACACGCGCAAGTCGGCGAAGGGCACGATCACCGAGCCCAGCGACGAGAAGATCGCGGCCTTCATCGCCAGCCTGCGCGACATGATGCAGGAGGCCGGGTCGATCGTCGGGGACGGCGGCGACATCACCAACCCGGCGACCTTCCTCGGGCAGCTCGACTCCTACGACCCGGAGAAGCTGCTGGGGGTGTTCCGAGGCCTGGCGAGCGCCTACTCCACCCTGTGCTCGGGGAGTCCGTCGGTCGAGGAGATCATCGACCTGCCGCTGCGCGTCCGGGTCCGGTTCTTCGCCTGGCTGCAACAGGAGGTCGTCTCCCCGGAAGTCGGGCCCGGCGCTGGGACCGCGGCGGTGATTCCGCTCCGATCCGCAGCCGCCGGGTGATCCTCTGCACGGTACGGCGCTACCTGAACATCACCCCGGCCGAGTGGGATTCGCTGGGCTGGGACTACCAGCAGATGTACCTGGACCATCTCGACCAGGACGAGGAGATCCCGTTCCGCATCGAGACGTCGCAACCGAACGAACCCGCGGGCGCCGACGGTCCGGCGACCAGGGAGAATGTTGATATCGGCGCGTCGGTTCTGGACCTGAACGCCATGCGCGCCGATCTGGAGGAGGCACGTAGGAGACGGAGAGGCGGGCTGAGCTGATGTCGTTCGACGCCGGCAGCATCGAAGCCTCCATGACCGTCAAGCTCGACCAGTTCAACCGCGATATGGACCAGGCCGAGGCGCGGGTCAGCAAGTTCGAGTCGGAGAAGCACGAGGTCAAGATCTCCGCCGTCTTCGACACCGCCTCGATGACCCGCGCGCGCAAGCTGTTCGCCGACCTGGACCAGCAGATCTCCCGGGATGCGGCGCAGCGGCTGCGCACCAACCCGCAGGGGTCCGTGCTCGGCTCGCTGAACTCGCTGTTCTCCCCGCACCCGGTGACCGGCGCCCCGGCCGCCCAGCAGGCCGGGCAGCAGGGCCTGCTCGGCAAGATGTTCAGCTCCCCGGGCGGCGCGGGCGGCGGCAGCACGGGCGGCACGAACAGCAGCAACAACGGCGGCATATTCGGCAGCAACAGCTTCCTGTCCGGGCTGATCGGCCGGATCACGGGCGGCGGGTCGTCGTCCGACAAAGCGGCCCAGGACGCCGCCGCGGCGCAGACGGCAGCCGCCAAATCCATGGCGGACGACTCCAAGAGGCAGACCGGCCTGCTGCAGAAGGCCCTGGCAGGCGACCGGTCCGCCGGCGGCTTCGGCAACGGCATAGCCGGCGGCATCGGGCCGGGAATCCTCGGCATGGGGATGAAGGCCACCGGCGCCATCGGCATCGGCGGATCCCTGCTGGGAGCCCTGCCCGCCGCGCTGACGGGCCTCGGCGCGCTCGGCATCGGCGGCGTGGGCATCGGCGCCAGTGCGGCGCTGTTCAAGGGGATCCAGTCCCAGATCACCCCGGTCAGCCAGCAGGCCGCCCAGATCTCGCAGCAGCAGGCCGCCGGGCTCGGCAACACCGCCGCCGGCGCGCAGCAGATCGCCCAGGAGCAGCAGGCGCTCGCCCAGTCCACGGCCGCGCTGGGCCCGGCCATGGGCTCGATCTACAAATCCGAGCAGCAGATCTCGAACACCTGGTCGACCTTCACCAACAACTTCGCACCGCTGTTCGCCGGGGCCATGTCCTCGGTGGCCTCGGTGTTCCAGAAGCTGCAGCCCGCGCTCCAGGGCTTCTTCGGCAACGCGACAAAGCTTATACAGCCGTTTATACAAGGACTCGGCGACGTGGCGGCCCAGGTGCTGCCGCTGCTCGGCCAGGCGTTCGCGGCCGTGGCCCCGCTGATGCGCCCCATGCTCGACGGGATCGGCGCCCTGTTCACCGGACTGCTGCCCGGCTTGACCACCGCGCTGAAGGGCGCGCAGCCGGCGGTGAACGCCCTGTTCGGCGGGCTGGGCATCATCGGCAAGGGGCTGGGCCAGATGTTCACTGCCTTCGCTCCGGCGATCAAGGCCAGCAGTGTTGTGCTGAATTCACTCCTGTCGCTCATCTCCGCCCTGCTGCCCACCATCGGCACCCTGGCGTCCGTCTTCGCCACGGCCCTGGCCCCCGCGTTCACCGCCTTCGCCGGAACGATCAAGTCCCTGCTGCCCTTCCTGACCGTCGTCGGCCAGGTGCTGGGCTCCCTGGCGTCGGCCGTCCTCGGCGACCTCGTGTCCGCGTTCACCGCCCTGGCCACGCTGCTGACCGACATCGCGCCCAGCCTGAAGATCGTCGCGTCCGTGCTGGGGCAGGTGTTCACCACGCTGGAGAACTCCGGCGTGTTCGCCGACCTCGGCAACGTACTCGAAGCCGTGGTCACGCCGCTGTCCAAGCTGATCAACCTGCTGGTGGCGCAGCTCGCCCCGCTGCTGCCCGTGATCATCACCATCGTCTCCCAGTTCGCGAACATCCTGGTCAACCTGCTGGCGGCCGGGCTGACCTCCGTCCTGGAGGGGATCACCTGGCTACTGACCAAGATGCCCTGGCTCGTGCCGCTGCTCGCCTCCATCACGATCGGGGTCTGGGCGTTCAACGCGGCCCTGGCGGCCAACCCCATCGGGCTGGTCGTGATCGCGGTCGTCGGGCTGATCGGCGCGATAACCCTGCTGGTCACGCACTGGACGCAGGTCTGGGGCGACATCAAGCACTGGGCGGAGGACGCCTGGAATTTCATCTACAACGGCTTCGGCAAGTACCTGCTGCCGCTGCTCGGCCCGGTCGGCCTGATCGCCCTCGGCGCGCTGGAGCTGTACCAGCACTGGAACACCGTGTGGGGCGCGATCAAGCAGGTCGGCCTCGACTTCTACCAGTGGATCTGGTCCGACTTCGGCGCCAAGATCGCCAACTTCCTCACGAACACCCTGCCCAACGCGTTCACCAGCGCGGTAAACGCGATCAGCAGCACCTGGGGCTCGATAGAGGGCATCTTCAAGACCCCCGTGAACTTCCTGATCAACACCGTGTACATGGGCGGGATCCGCCGGTTCTGGGACGACGTGATGGGCGCGATCGGGCTCAGCAGCCTGAACCTGCCGGTGGTGAACGGCCTGGCGGCGGGCGGCGTGATCACGTCCGGGACCGGGCCGACGTCCGACGACGTGCTGATCCGCGCCAGCCGCGGCGAGACCGTCGTGTCGGCCGCCCACTCGGCCGTGCTCGCCCCGGTGTTCGCGGCCGTCGGCGTGCCGGGGTACGCGGGCGGCGGGGTCGTCGGCGTGCCGAGCATCGTCGGGCAGATCCTCTCGTCGGCGGTGTCGTCCGGCGTGAAGGATCTGGGCAACGAGCTGCTCAAGCTGATCGGCGTTCCCGCGGGAACGGGCGGCGACCTGGCGAAGATGCTGGTCGGCATCCCCACGACGATCATCAGCAAGGCCGCTAACTGGGCTCTGAGCGCCATCGGCCTCGGCGGAGGCGGAGGCGGGGGCACCGCCGGGAGCCCGTCCGGCGGCGCCCCGGCGGCGAACGCTCTGCTGGCGCGGCAGCTGGCCGCGGCCGGCCTGGCGCCGTCGTGGGCGTCCGGGGCTGACTGGATCAGCTGGAACAACATCGCGATGGCCGAGTCCGGCTGGAACAACTTCGCGAGGAACCCGAGCAGCGGCGCGTACGGCATCCCGCAGGCGCTGCCGTACACCAAGATGCCGAAGCTGGCCTGGCCCGCGTCGGCGGGCGGCAGCTCCGACCCGTCCACGCAGATCGCCTGGATGATCAACTACATCCAGAGCGTGTACGGCACCCCGGAGACGGCGTGGGGCCACGAGCAGGCATTCCACTGGTACGGCGGCGGACTGGACGCGATCTTCAACCACCCGACCGTCATCGGCGTCGGCGAGCGCGGGCCCGAGGCGGTCAGCGTCACGCCGCTGGCGTCCTACGGGGCGAAGGGCGGCGGATCGGCCGGACTGCTCCAGCAGCTCATAGCGGCCATCAACAACGAGCGCCCGATGATCGGCACGTACCAGACGGCGTTCTACGGCACCGGCGACACCACCTACGCCCTGCGCGAGCTCACCAGCACGCTGCGCCTGTCACAACTGCAATCGGTGGTGGGTGGACCGTGACGGATCCGATCCTCAGCTCGGGCCAGTACTCCATCGACGGCCTGGTGTTCGGAGCAGGCCAGACCCTGTCGATCGCCAAGACGGTGGTCAGCCCCGGCAGCGCGGTCGCGCAGGACGTCCAGCTGGTGAACAACGACGGACGGCGGTTCGGCTTCGACGTGCTGCCCGGCATGGCGATCTCCTTCACCGGACAGGCTTTCCTCCAGGGCGACACCGGACTGGCCGAGCTGAACGCGTTCGACGCCTTCGCCGCGGCCTGGGAGAAGAAGTCGGTCCGGTGGAACCCCGGCGCGATCAGCACCCTGAGGATGCTCTACCGGGGCAGCTCCGTCACCCGGCGCGTCTACGGCCGGGGCCGCAACTGCGCACCCGTCCTCGGCCTGGTGACGCAGGGGTACCTGCCGTTCACCGCCGACTTCGACTGCGCCGACAACGTGTTCTACGGGGACGTGCTGAACTCCTTCACCCTGGGCACCGCCTACGCGTTCTCCGGCGGCGGCGTGGCGCCTCCGCTCACCCCGCCGGTGGCCCTGGCCGCGGTGCAGACGGCGAACAACATGGTGCCCGCGGCCGACTCCGACTTCGAGCTCCCGTGGACGGGCAACTGGACGCCGCAGACGCTGATCTCCTCCCTCGGGCAGTCGACCGACTGGTCCAACATCGGCACGCACTCGATGAAGGCCGTGATCACCGGTTCGGGCACCGCGGTCGTCAACTACGCGAACCTGTCCGTGATCGCAGGGCTGTCCTACGACGCCAGCCTGGTCGCCAAGGTCAGTTCGGGCAGCGGGACGGCGACGCTGTCCGGGCAGTGGCTCAACAGCTCGCTGACGCCCATCGGGTCCCCGGTCACCTTCGGAACCGTGACGGCCACGACCACCGCGGCCCCGATCACCGGCCTGCAGGCCGCCCCGGTCGGCGCGGCGTGGCTCGCCCTGTCCGTCAGCTACGCGGCGTCGGGCTCCGTCAGCTTCTACGCGGACACGGTCGTGGTCACGCAGGGCGTCTACTACGGCAACGCGATCCTGAACTCCGGCAGCACCGACACCTGGCCCGTGATCACGATCACAGGGCCGTGCACCAACCCGTCGATCGTCTACCAGGGGAGATCGGTCTCGCTGATGCTGCAGACCGCCCTGGCCGCGAACCAGACAGCCGTGATCTCCACTGTCCCGTGGAACCGGTATGTTGGCATCACCAACTCGATCGGAGCCGATCCGTACGGATCCACGCCGGTCGCCGCGTCGCTGTCCGGGATCGTGCGCGGAAACCCGCTGGACCAGATGATGGTGCCGGGAGGGGCCCTTGTGCCGGTCACCTACTCGTCCCAGGATCTGACCGGGACCTCGCGGTGCACGGTGTCCTGGCGCAACGCTTTCAAGACGATCGGAGGCTCGGTGCCGTGACCTGGGTTCAAGGACTGTGGGCGGTCGACGGGAACACCCTCGACGCGTCTCTGTGGCGCCAGGAACTGTACGCCGGCACACTCAAAAGGTCCGGGATCATGGCGCCGACGGACCTCAAGGTCACGGCGTTCAGCACTCCCGGCGCGGGAGTCAACGTGGCCGGGGGGTCCTGCGTCATCGCCGGGCAGGAGCTGTCCGGCGGACAGCAGGGCAGCTACTACGGCTTCAACAACGGCACCGACACGGTGGCCGTGTCGGCCACCGGCGGATCCGCCCGCTCCGACCTGATCATCGCCAGGGTAGAGGACCCGACGTTCTCCGGGTCCCCCTGGTCGTGGAACCCGGCGACGCAGAACCTGATCTACTCGCGCGACCTGTCGGGCGTGGCCGGCGGCACGACGACCGTGCCCGCCGGGACGACCGGCATCCCGCTCGCCCGGATCGACATCCCGTCCAGCACGACGAACATCACCAACGCGATGATCACCGACCTGCGGGCGCTGGCCAACCCGGCCCGCGAGACGGACCTGTACGTCCTGACCCCGACGTCGACCGACACGATGAACGCCAGCACGGACAGCAAGACGACGATGCGCAACTGGGGCCCGGCGTTCCCCTCCGTCTACATCCCGACGTGGGCCGTGACGATGCGCGTCATGTTCACCGTCGCGGCGAGCGCTGTCGGCGGCAGCAGCTACGGATGCGCCATCGTGATGCAGATCAAGGTCGGGTCGTCGATCACGTCGCAGGTCGGAGGGATGGGCGACCCGGGAGTGGGCGCTATCCTCGCCGGGTTCCAGTCTGTCGGCATGCTCGGCGACAACATCAACGTCTCCTCGCTGCAGGGGCAGACCGTGACGGTCCAGCCGCAGGCGCGAATCGCCAACACCGTGAACGTCCAGGGGACGATATCGATCAACTCGTCCTCCACGGAGACCCTGATGTGCCACTTCCTGGAGGCACCGCAGTAGATGGCGGAGCACTGGCAGTACATCGCGCAGCGCATCCTGGACGGCACCTGGCTGGACCGGGTAGGCGCGCAGATGTCGGCCGTCACGATGACCTGGGACCTGGCCACCGACCAGTTCCAGGGGACGATCAGCCCGCAGGACAAGGAGCGCATCGCCAGCGACGGGCTGCCGCTTTTCGACGAGTGGTCGACCGCGATCTACGCCGTCGAATCAGGGGTCATCCGCTGGGGCGGCCTGCTGGTCGACTCCGACTTCACTGGGTCCTCGTGGGTGCTCAACGCCGTCGGCTTCCGCGGGTATCCGAACGGCAACGTGTACAACGGGGCCGTCTACACGCAGAACGCCGTCGACCCACTGTCCGTGGCCCGATACATCTGGTCGTACCTGCAGTCGCAGCCGAACGGGAACCTCGGGCTCACCGTCGACTCCACGACGAGCTCGGCCCGGATCGGCACGGCCAGCTTCGTCGTATCGACCGGAAGCGAGACGCTGGCCCAGATCGCGGCGCTGACCAACCTAACCCTGGCGCAGCTCCAGGCGCTGAACACGGCGGCCAACCGGCACGCCAACGGATTCGCGTACCAGACGCTGCCCGCCACGGGCAACGTACCCAACGGGGTGCAGGTCATCACCGCGCTGGCTCCGTACGTCCTGGCCTGGTACAACGCCACCGACTGCGGGCAGGAGCTGACCAACCTCGCGCAGACCGCGCCGTTCGACATGTCCGAGTCGCACGCGTGGACGGACTCGACGCAGAACGCCGTATCCCACCGGCTGATCCTCGGCTACCCGCGGATCGGCAACCGGGAGCAGGAGCTCCGGTTCGTCGAGGGCGAGAACATCACCGCGCTGGTCGACGTGTCCCGTAACGGAGCCTCGTACGCCAACGAGATCCTGGGGGTCGGCGCGGGCACCGGTTCGGCCGCGATCCGGGCCGCCGTCGGGTCCCCGGACGCCAACCGGCTGCGCAGGTGCGGATCGGTCGTCAACCAGGCGATCACCGGCACGAACCAGTTGTCGGTGATCGCCCAGAAGGCGCTGACATCGCTGCAGGCCCCGCTAGGCGGGCAGATCGCCAGCTGCACCTGGCAGAACCACCCGAACGCGCCGCTCGGGAGCTTCATGCAGGGCGACGACATCCTGATCACGGTGATGAACGGCTGGCTGGCCGGCCAGTCCATCTGGCACAGGATCAAGTCGTTCACCTACGACCCGGCGACCAGGACGGGCACGCTCACCCTGGCCCGCAGCGACTCCTTCACCTACCAGCCGTCCGCCACTACGGTGACATCATGATCGACCCCGTGCTGGCCAGAGCGCTCACCGCGCTCAACGACGAGATGCGCAAACTGCAGGGGCAGGTCAAGAATCTGCAGCAGGCGCAGACCCAGAGCCAGCTGGGGCACTCCAGCATCGACGACGGGTTCCTGACAGTCGTCAGCGGCGGCACGGTGCGCCAGATCATCGGGGTGCAGCCCGACGGCACCGTCACCTCCGTGGACCAGAACGCGCCGGCCCCGCCGAGCCCCTCGACGCCGACCGTGACCCCGGCGCCGGCCGGGCTGACGGTCGCCTGGGACGGCACGTTCCCCGGCGCGGCGCAGCCGCTGGACTTCGCCAACGTCGAGGTGCACGTCTCCACCACCCCGGGCTTCACCCCCAGCATCGCC